AACCGTCACGATTTCATTCATAGCGTAAGGAGTATACAATACTGACAATTTTTGTCAAGGGAGATAATATCATGTACTACGTATCAATGACAGATACATTCATGTCCGGTTGGGGAATGTGCGGTACAAGAAAAACAAACAAGCTGATCTTTGAATGTGAAAGCATGGACGAAGCTATCATTGTAGCTGATAATGCTGAGTCACGAACAGATCAGAAGCATGTCAATATATGCAGCAACAGACCATATTACAATAAAAAGAGATATTATACCCAGGTTAAGACCAAAGATATTTATCCGTCCTGGTACAAGAAGGGATACTTTGAACCTCGCGTAAAAAGCACATCTAAATGGAATCATTTCAACCTTTATCCAAATGCCAGGGGTTAACAATACACAGAAAGGAGTAAATGCGTGGAAATAAACGAAAGAGTTAAAGTCAGTATCACATATTTTGATCGGTACGCGATGGGAGCAGCAGAATCATTGAATGGAAAAACTGGTAAGATAATTGATCGAAAGGTCGAAAGCGTAAATGGTATGGGTTCCAGGGGTCCGGCTTACCTTGTAGAATTCGATACAAATTATAAAAAATGGTGGACAAACCATAGGCCGAATGGATTGTTTTGGTTTCCACCTTCTGAATTAATTAAGGAGAAAAACTAATGGCTTATAACGGAAAAGCACTCAAAAAGTTTTACAAAGTAATCAAGAAACTGCCAGAAGATCAATATTTTGAAACAGTAAGAAATACGCTGTCATTTACAGCACCGACCCAGGATGATGTTAAGAAAATAAGATCGTACTTTAAAGGTACGATTTGGAAGAAATCTTACAATCAATATGGTGAATGGTGGGAGTATAAAACATCTATTAAAGGTATAGATATAAGGATTTATGGAGTGAGTGAGTCACCAAAGACATGCGTAGCAATCAAAGAAAAAAGAATGGTCAAAGAAAGACGACCAACTGAGTATGAAACAGTTGAAGTTGAGAGAGAAGTTATTGTAGGTTGGGATTGTGGCGGAAAGAAAAAGAAAAATTAACTGACAATTTTTGTCATAGAAAGGATTAACATGGCCTATAAAACATTCTGTGATGTTTGTGATCGATTAATTGATGGAGAAAGTTGTGAAAAACTTGTAAGTAAAATAGAAATAAAATCAGTCCCCATTGCGGTAGCAGTTTACAAATTTGATGAGAGTAGATCAGATATCTGCACCCAGTGTAAAATTGAAGTTATGAGGGACATCATAAATACTAACAATAACTAATGACAGAAAGGATTATCATGACCACAGACCCATATTTCACAGAATTCTACGAACTGACAGAAGAAGACGTACCAGAATTATTGGAAATACTTAAACAGATGGAACTGGAAAAAGAAAGGTTGCGATGACAATAGTTGAGATAATAACCATAACCCTAATATTCATAACAGTTTATCTAATATTTTGTTTGTGAAAGGATTTATTCATGAGAAAAGAATTTGAGTTAACCGATGAACAGTTTCAAAAGATACTAGATGCTGGCAAGCCAGTCCGTGCAATGTATATGAGTGGTGGAAGATTAATGGGGAGTACGCCACAAGAAAACGCCAACCGTGCCTGGAAATATCTTGGTGACGAACTTGGATTTGATCATATGAGTGTTCGTCCTGGGGTAACAGATCGTAAATTTACAGCAGAAATAACCACATGAAACTAAACCCTGCTGAACGATACTAGCCCCCAATGGATACCGTAGTAGCTGAACATTACAGTAAATTCAAGGATCCGAATCCATACAAATTTCAGAAAGTGAAAGAATCCAATGCAAAACATAGATCACTACCCAGAAATAAAGCACATAATTGATCATCACGTGAACCAGATCCGCATACAGGATGTGGAAGAACTGAACGATGGATGGTATGAATGGGTAGCAACCATTGAATACAGACGTGCCCTACGCTATCTGGATAAGATCCTGGGGGAAGATACAGTGGTTCGGGCGTATGCTGAACAGTTAATTACGGAGAAACTATTATGAATCAGAATGACGGGGGACAAGCTTTTCCAAGACAATTAAAACAAGTTAGTGAGCCAGATTGTTATGATTATGAAGACTTGTTTGCGCAAAATGGGATGTCACTCAGGGATTATTATGCTGGTGAAGCGTTGAAAGGTATCCTGGCACATGCTTATGAGCATGAATTTGAAGGGGAAGAAGCTGGAATGGGTGCTAGCTACCATGTATTTGATGCTTGGGGATACGCAGATGCCATGCTAAAAGAAAGGGATAAAAATGAACAATCATAACGAAGAACCAAAGATCAGACAAAACCACAACGAAATCAAGCTCATGATTTCAACGATAGCCAACAATTTCAGCATAGAATTGAGCAAATTGGCCATCAAATGCTTCAGGGATGGGGTCAAGGCTGGAATCATAGCCAAAGAGCAAGATGACCAGAAGAAGATCATTAAACCATGAAAACGTCCCAGAAATGGTTTTGGCTGACCATTGCGATACTTAGTACCTGTTACGTAATAACTCAAGTCCTAGGGCTGTTTCTGGGACTCTGGGACTGGATTAAAAGGCACAGATGGGATGTATGGGCACATCGTAAGAAGAATAAATTTAAATAATATTGTTGACACAAACAAACAAACATAGTATGATTAAACAGAAAGGGGGAGCAAATGGGATGTGACATTCACGCACACATGGAAATAAAAGTTAAGGGTAAGTGGCTTCACTATGACCAGCCAAGAATAGATAGAAATTACCATTTATTTGCATTAATGGCTGGTGTCAGAAATCACCCTTCGTATGGAATTGATCCGATTCTTATTCCAAAGGGATTACCGAGTGATATTTCAGAAACCACACTATTTTGTTCAGATGATTTCGGGGAAGATGGACACTCTCATTCGTGGCTAGATGGGGAAGATTTATTAAAAACTTTAGAGTTTGCAAAAAAAACACATGAACACTCATTTGAATTTCATAATGACTGGGGATATTTATTTGGCAATGGATATGAAACCATTAAAAAATATCCAGAATGCTACCCAAAAGGATTGGAAGATTTTAGATTAGTATTTTGGTTTGATAATTAAAGGAGAACAACCATGAGTATGATCACAAGATTACACGATAGCGATAAGACTAAAGTCAGTGACATCAGGTTTGAATTGTATGGTGTAGAAACTTTAGAACAAGTTGAATCTGTATGCCAGAAATTGGGTGCATTCATTCAAGATAAGCAGCTCAGAGTTATGAATGATCCTGCGAATGAAGTGGTTGAAATGGGAGGGATTAAATGAGCAGACTAAAATTCAACTATCTTCTGGCTGCACCTGGAATAATCATCGAAATAATGCCTGCACATGACAAGAATATTGAGGATTCACAGTGTGCTTTGCTGATGACAATAGTGTTACTATTGATTAATAATCTTAAGGGGAGGGATTGATGATAAAAAAACCAACGTGTACTCAGATTTGGGAAGAAGAACTAGATGAAATTAAATGTGAGATAGTGGGTACGTGGAGATGGGGAACAATAGGCCGTTACATTTTCCACAGAAAAGAAGATAATACGTACTGGTCTGTTCGATATCAAGTAGGCAATGATGGGGAAACCAATGGATTAAGGGAGGGCATAGCTGAGATTGACCAAGTTGTTAAGGAAGAAAAAACAATTACTATCTATGCAAAATTAGATGAATCCAATTAAGAAATGGGGGAATCGCTAATGGGAGCCTACACTAAATATGGTACATGCCCAATTTGTAATGGTAAGACTATGAAGCATGATGCAGACTTTATGTGGACTTGCATGGAACCTGGTTGCCCTTGGAGTGAGGATTATAAAGAGGGTGACGATAACCATGAGGATGAAACGATGTGCGAAGATGGCTATCTTGTGGTGCCAGAAGATTTCCCATATTTTGTTAGGAAAATTCCAGAAGATATAAGAGTTAAAATGTCTGTTCATCAGATCAGATATTTTTTTGAATTAGATAAATCATTAAAGAAAGAAATCACTGAACTCAAAGAGACTGTGTGTGAGTTGGCTACAAAAGGTATACGAAAACATGGCCATAATGATACATGCGAAAAATCATTATTAGAACAGGAACCAGATGATTATGAACCAGGATGTACTTGTGGACATGATGATTTTGATGAAGCATTGTCAAATCCCACAGTCATACGGGTCGTGGAGGAATCCAACGTATTGGAAAGGGAATCTAACAATGAATAAAATAGAAAAAATATTTGAGAAGCATTTCGATGAATTTTTAAAATTTGAAAGAGTTAAAAATAAAAAGTCAAATTGTCCTGATCTTCATGGAATGATATTGCTAGAGAAATTGTTTCCAAGTGAAAAGGCATATGACATGATTTGTAGTGGAGAGCATGACAGGGTTTGGTTAAAAATTTGTGAAGACCAGCTAGATGATCTTACAGATGAAAATGTGATTGAATTATCAAGATGTGGAATAAGTTATGATGAAGAATTTGACTCATTAACTATGTAAAAATTTAAGAAAGGAGGTCTCCCAATGGTGGGAACCAAAGATGTAGATAAACGTAATACTGTCCCGTGTAATATTACACTGGAAAAGGATCTTGTTAAACGTGTGGATGATCTGGCTTATGAACGTAAGGTTGCCAGGAATGTCATTGTAACTGATGCGCTTGAATTGTATTTGAAGGATAACAAGGGATTGATTGAGAGAATTATAGACATTCCAAAGGAGACCAAATGAGTAATCAGCTAGTAATAAGGGATATTTTCATACCAGCAGATCAATACGATTGTTTTGTAACCCAAGTCAAACAACTCGTTGATTCTGGATTCCTTCCGCAATCAATAAAGACACCACAGCAAGCTATCGCAATCGCTATGGCTGGTCGTGATCTTGGAGTCCCTATGATGCAAGCATTCGCTACCATCAATGTTGTACAAGGGAAGATTACAGTTAGTCCCCAGCTTATGCTGGCCAAAGCACGTCAGACTGGGGAGTTGGAAGATATGGCAATGAATTACGAAGAAGATGGCACTTGCAAGTGTGTTATCAAACGTAAGGGACAAGCACCACATATAACACAATTCGGCCCCACAGAAGCACAGGCTATGGGTCTACTGCAAAAAGATAACTACAAGAAGCAAGCCAAGACTATGTTTCAATGGCGCGCGCTGGCTGCTAATCTGAGAGTCACGTTCCCAGATGCTATCATGGGATTGTATACTCACGAAGAAATGGGTGCCAATGATCCAGGGGAACTTGTTGTTGTGCCAGTGGAAGAACCAACGGTTAATATAACTGGAAGTCTAGAAACTACACAACCCAGAGCAGACAGAATTGGGGATCCAGAACCAGATCCCTGGGATAAGCCAAAATTAGATAAAACAGAATCGGGAACAATGGTTCTTAATCTTGGTAAAGATACCCCAGAAAAAACTACGCCACTATTTTCCAAAGACTTCAAGTTCTATAAAGCTGTGGATGAACTGATCAAGCGTGTTGGGGATGAAACGTATAGAAAATATTTGGAAAACATGGGTTATAAATCCCGTGAAGATATACAGGAATCTAATAAGAAAAGGGGCTTCCTTGCCACTATGGAGCACGAAGCCAAAGTCTACGACACAGCATTCACACAGACTGGTCGTGATCGTTGCGCTGAAATCGGGGGGAAACCATTCAACCTGTTGGTCAAAGATTTCTGTATTCGTCACAAGCTGAACAGTTCACCCAGCGAAAAGTTTTCAGAAAGGATTAAATACTATAAACACAGACAGTTATTCAAGAATGATATGATGAATGTGGAATTGCTGGAAGATTTGATACTGAAAGCAAGGGAGGAATCAGAATGAAAAAATACGCATGTGATATTTGCAAGGCTGAGGTTGATAGTGAGTACAAATTGAATCGTCTCGTTGATAATGTTCAGGTGGATGGAATCAATGATCTCTGCGACGATTGTATTAAAGAAATAAAAGAAGTCTATTCCAAGGTTGAGAAAATTGTTCATAAAGTAAAAGTGTCGTGGATAAAAAGCTTTATATCTAAGTTTATCAAAAGTAAGAATAGAAAGGAATCAAATGTCAAAGCTAATTAGTGCAGATGCTGGCGTAAGATGGTATCACAAAAATGGAAATCCATGTTATGAGATCCCCAAGAAGAGTGGGGATGGTATGAAACGTCCCACGATTGTTGATGCACGCAAGATGGATCTGTACCCCAGTGTAACCAGTATCTTAAAGTTTATCCCTAAGCCAGAGTTGCAGGCATGGATCAAGGAACAGGTTCTCAAGGCTTGTTGGGAGAATCCACGTTTGATACCAGCAGGGGATCCTACAAAGCACCAGTTACTGGAAACCTTGGAAGAATACGCCAAGCGTGTACTACCGATAGCTGACGAACCCAGAAACAAAGCTGCTGAACACGGGACTGCTGTACATGATGCTATTCATGCGTGGTTTTTAAAAGACGACATTGCAGCTAAATACGAACAATACATAAGGACATTTGAAAAGTGGCTGGTCAGTGAAGCAAAGCTATTTAATAATTGCAAGACTGAAGTATCAATCCCCACAACTCATGGCTACGGGGGTAGATTTGATCTACAATTTTTCGACAAGGATGGAACAACTTTATTCTGTGACTACAAAGTCCAGTCAAAGGCTGATGACAAGAAGTTTAATTTCTACCCAGACTGGGGTCTGCAGTTGACAGCTTACAAACGTGCCATGATCGGGACCAGTCCAGCACGTCTGATATCTGTAGCTATGAGTGCTACCAATCCAGACAGACTGGAAACATTTGAATGGACTGATCAGGAACCTAAGTTATGGGACCAGTTTCAGCGAACATTCGGCACGTTTAGATTTTTTAAGAAGTGGGGGGATGAATGATGGGAGTCTACACTAAATACGGACGATGCCCAAATTGTGATGGTGTGACACATAAGCATGATGCAGACCATATCTGGTGGTGTAACGAATGCGATTGGAATGAAGAGTGGGAAGATGATGAAGATAATTACGAGGATGAAATGGAGGAAGCTTATGAACAAAAATAACGATCTTGAGCAGTTGGATAAAATACTGAAGAAGCATACATCTGAATATTATATGCCAAATGAAGTACTGAAATTGATAGACCCAACAACTCAAGAGTTTTGGGATGACATTCTTAAATGGAAACGGGGGGACTAATGAAGAATAAAGAAGCTGTGGCTGTGGTGCAAACAATTTGGGAATGTCCTAGTTGCACGCTGATGAATTCTGAAGATGATGACAAGACTGGGTACAAGAAACAGTGTTTCAATTGCAAACAATTCTACATGCTGATTAAGGAGAAGAAATGACTACCAAAGGCGAAAGGATTATGATGAAAATAAAGAAGATACTGCATGAAAATTCTGTGGAAGAGTTTGCTTTTGCTTTCATATCAGTTAAAAAGAATTACTGTTGCATGAGTGGGTTTAAATTTATATTAACTGTTACGGATGATAATCATGACCCCAAGCCCAACAGCCAGAAGCATACGAAAACTTCGTGATCACGGGTACTTCATAGATACGTGCGAAAGGTGGATTCGATTCCCAGATAAGAATAAGGCTCCCTGTACAGTATGCAAGCGTCCCCATATGATCCAGATCCGCAGGGATTATTGTGGATTCGCTGATCTGATAGCTTTTAAACCTGGAACCCTGGGATGTATGGCAATTCAAGCTACTGATCTGACATCAGTATCAAAGCATGTGCATAAGGTACAGGGGATGGATTCATTGACAGCATGGTTGAATGCTGGGAATACTTTCTATATTTTTGGATGGGGGAAGAAGGGTCCTGCTGGAAAGCGTAAGACGTACCAGTTACGTGTGGTGGATAAGGATGGTAACGCTATAGACCCAGATAGCTTTTTACCCGTTCAAGAAACATCACAATCACAGCTCCCCCAACAATCTTCTCCCACCAAGCCCGACGTTTCCCAGTCTGGACCAGACGATCAACTTTCCCTTTCATTCCAATAGCATCACCATTCCCATACAGAAGTTTATCATGCTTCTGTAATCCAGATTTAATATATTTAACATCCGATGCTATTTCTGTCTGGCATACCATCAGATCGTCCAATTTCTCAAAAAATCTCGTTTCATTTTTTGGTGTCATGTTAGTTTACCGTTTTTAGAATTAACTTTACTTCGTCCCTTATTCCTGCAGCTTCCTGACGACCTCCCAATGCTGCAGTTATTTCATCCAGGTTAAGCTGACCCTCTGCTTTAGCCCTTGCTTTAACCATATTGACACTTTCAATAATCCCCCTAACAAGTCTTACACTCTTGCGATTCCTACGCCACCACTCAATGCCACCAACAACTATTGTGCCAAGCCATCCCCATCCTGGAATGTTAGATGCTAACCCTGCAACCCCACTGAAAATAGATAAGAACCAACCACGATCCTCAGCTTCTTCCTTGAGTTCTTCAGCATTTTCAGCCACAGCTTCAGGTGTGTATGGGATATCTTTTTCAGGCTTACCAACAGTTCTTTGAACAGATACGTGAACGGTAAGGTTGTCTTTCGCAAGCTGAGAATTTGGATTCTTTTCATAAATTTCGTTACCAATCTTTACCCCTTGGTCCACCTGTTGTTTTAATGTTTCAGTTATTTCTACACACCCTGCAAATATTAAGACAGCCACCAACAAAATGTATTTCACAATAATCCTCCCGTTAAATTAAACCTCAAGTATTTCATTGGTAATCATATCAATTAGATTTGCGCTGGTAACTTGTTGGCCACAGGAAGTAACAGTTATCACGTTCCCAGGGTCTGGGCTGATTGTATCCCCAGCGAATTTCTGCAACATTCCGTTATTTGTTATGGTGTCATCTACCGTGAGATCATTTCCACCAGTACAGAATCTTGAACTAGCATTGATCACCATGTCCTGACCAGTTGCATTAAGATTCAGATCACCATTTGATAACTGGACGGTTCCTGTATTGGCAATCGTCAAAGTGCCATTCGGTAATCTTGCAGCACCACCATTCATGTCAATAGTCTGGACACCTGAGCCATCCATTGTGATGGTCCCTGTCCCTGTGACAGTAGCATCAGTCGATTTCAAATTTCCGGCAACAGTTATCGCCCCATTTGCATTATCAACACCAGTTATCGTGAAATCACCATCTACGTCCAGTGTTCCCGTGATTGAGATGTCACCATTTACATCAGTACAATTGTATATAACATTATTAAACTTAATGGAACCAGCATCAATAGTTCCTATCCCTGTCTCATTTTTATTAAATATTACTGTGCCTGTCCCTGCATCAATTATTCCAGATGTATTAGTTATGAAATTACCAACATTATTAATTTTTATTTCTAAATTGTCAAAAAGGGTGACCGTACTGCTTGAAGCAAATTCAATTGGTGGAATAATTCCTGATCCTCCTGCTTCATCAACTTTGATTTTCTGTGGAGTTGTACCGATCATCCTGACGACTCCACTACTTATCAATACAGAAGCACTTGAAATCAAATCCCCTTTCAAATCCACAGTTCCAGCAAAGTTGTTCCCACTAACAATTGTGAGATCTCCATCACATTTCAATGTACCTGTTATTGTGATGTTTCCATTAGTGTCTCTGGTTGAAAATTCAACATCGTTAAAGTTTGTAGTCTCATCATTTACGGTGAATGTTGTGCTTGTGTTATTGTCGAAGATAACTTTAGCTGTTCCAACCACAACTGTTCCTGCTGTATATTTCCAATTCGTTGCAGTTGCGTTTGCAAAGACTCTTACAATATCAAATAGGTTTATGGTTCCTACTGCGTCAATTTCTATGCGTGGGAATCTTCCATCACCACCAGCCTTGTCAACAAATACATCCTGAGATGTGGCTGTTGTGAGTTTTACTAAAGTGGTATGTGCGCCTGTTGTATCAGGGCATACCAGATCACCCTTGAGATCAACTGTTCCGTTTAACATTCCTCCTGAAGAAGTTATTGTTAACTTCCCTGCAATAAACATTGTGCCTGTGATTAAGACATTTCTGTTTGATGGCTGATCTATTTCAACATCATTGAAAATCATGGTGCCGGAATCAATTGTTCTGTCGCGGGTTGTCAGCTTGACTAGTGAACCTTCAGCGTTGACTGTTCCACCATTGAATTCCCAAACCGTAGCAATTGAATCGCGATTTAATAACCACGTACCATTTCCCATATCAAGCGTTCCAGCATCAATCAATACAGATGCAAGACCACTGATCGTTAAGTTATTGTCATTGACATCCAGCGTTGCTGTGAACCCTGTTCTGAGTTCAAGCTGGTCTATCGTGGGATTCAGGGAAGCATCCATAGTCATTGACACTGAATTGGAATCACAGATAACCCTGTCAGAAGAACCAGGAACAGTACCATCAGAAGCACCTGATGTCAGGCCCCAGTTAGATGCTGTATTCCATGTTGAGCCGGATGCAAATAAATCAGTCATTATAAAGTTTCTCCTGCTTCTATAGCAGCAACCACACGCTTATGTTCTTTTAAACAAATTGTTTTAGTTTTGCAATGCTTTTCATACTTGTGATATTTCTTGTGCTTTACAGCATCACCAGTGACTGTTACTTCATACGGCTCTGGTTCAGCACCAATGCCACTGAAGAAGCTGAATACAAATAGATTCTTTCCATTCACATTGATAGTTTTTTTCCCAATCACACGATCAGATGACTGTATGATTTCATGCCATTCAGCAAATGTGGCTTTTGATCCATTCAGTTTTTTGAATTGTGGCATTACTCTTCCTCAGCAAACGGTCTGGTTAATAATTCAAGCGTCCTGGGGAGTCTCTTTCTTTCCCCCCTGACAGTAGCTGATATTGTTCTTGAAAGGATCTGAGCACCTGTGGGCGTAATCGTTTCCCCTATCTGTTCAAATACATTTCTTTCTGTTGGGATGTCAAGCTCACCACGTCTGATGAATAGCCTGTTGAATACATCCCCAATGAAACCCAGTAAAGCAATTTGTGAGTAATTGTCAAGGATCATTGCAGGGATCCCCATTTCGGATCTGTCCCTGTTAAACATCCAAGCCCTGAGTTCACCAATCCCAAAGCCCATTGCTTGCCCAAGACCCAGTGTTCTGATGAATGGGATCATGGTCCCTCTCTTCCCACCACTTAAGATAGCCTGTGCTGCTGGCTTGAAGACAGACTGAAAGTATATATTCCCCATCTGGAGAACTGTTCTGCTCAATGATGTCCATGCTCTTCCTGCTGGCGTACCCGCAAACTGTGGAAGATTCTCAGCAGATGGCCTGCCAACAAGTCTGTCGGAAAACTTCTTGAGTGCCAACGAAAACTCATCTTCAGTGAGTGCGCCACGCTTCAATGCTTCTTTCAGGTTTGGAACATATTTCTGCATCTCTGCAAACATGGCTTGCCTTGTTTTTATTCCACGTATTTCTTTGCCACCAGATTTCAGGAACTCAAATGATCTTGGGATGAATCTTTTTCCTGTGCTCACAGCTAATACACGAAGCCCGTTATCAAGAAGTTTCGTGCCACCAAGTGTGAGTTCAGCTTCAAGTACCTTTTGTGTAGAAGCTAAAATCTTTCCAGATTTAGACATCTGACTACTTGAAAACACATCAAGGATCTCTCTTGAATACCCCCTCATGATAGCAGCGACCTCACTGGCTTCAGCCAATGCAAGCTTGGGACTACGCAATGATTTGGCAAGTCCAACGATTGTGTTTCTTACACCACCAACCCCTATAATCGCACCCAAAGATCCCAACTGTGCAGGAGCAGATCCACCAAGCGCAAGAATACCACCAACTGTGTTTGTGATACTAACCAGATTATTGATAATTGGATCTACATTGTTCCTGCCAAGCACAACTTTCTTGTAGAACTCCCTGACATATTTCTCATCCCCAAGCTCTGGTCGTATTCCTCTTGCTAATGCTTCAAACACTTCATCGTTGACGCCGAATTGTTTGGCAACCTCAATCCTTCTGGCAGCTCTTGGAATGTATATGTTCTCAAAGATGTTGATGATGTCCCGTTCCATGATTCCTGCTTGAGTCAGTATATCTACCAACTTAGGATCAGTAAGTTTCCTTGAGAAATCAAAGCTGCCAAAGGTGCTCACGATCCTTTCGTCCTGGAAGATGTTTCCGAACTCCTGTCGCAATCCCTTTGTATCAGATACAGAATAAAACTGGTCCAGATCCTTGAGTATTCTTTCTGCTTGCTGAGGATCTGTGGCGAACCTTGTTTCAACCATTATTTTTTTGGCATTCTCTCTGAGCTTGGGGTTGAGTAGCCTGCCTTCATCAATGTACTGTGGAATGTAGTTTCTCACATTACCAACAGGGATGTTTCCTTTAACAGCAACTTGCATGACACCATCAGTGAATCCTTCAAGCAGCTCATTGGCTGCTACAACTTTGTCACTTATAGGCTGTGCCTGTCCGCGCCTGACGAATATAAGATTGTCACGTTCCTTTCTATTCAATCCCTTCATTATCGACCTGAACTGTTGTGTCCACCTGTCTTGTAACTGACGTGCTCTATCAATAGCAATTGATGATCTTTGCGCTATAGCTTGTCCATTGAATCCCATACGCTCAACACGTCTGGTCTGGTGTGTAATGAAATCAAGGAACTTGTTCTTGAGTGATCTGGAATACGGGACGTTGGGTGTAAAGTTTTCCTTAAATGGAACATGGTTGCTGAACACATCAAGTATATCTGGTTGCTGCATGGCTTCCTCAACAGTCAATCCCATCTTGTTATACTCTTCAAGTCTGCCAAACATCTTGTCTGAACGTATGTTCTTTTCTCTGGCCACATCTCTGTAGATAGTCTCGATTGTTCCAGGTATTGCTTTGGGCTGCTCCCCAGGTTTGAATACTTTACGTGCTCCCTCAGCCCTCCTGAATGCAAGCTCTGATTCAGTTGGCCTGCTTATTGGAATCTTTGTCTTTTCTCCTTTGGGCCTTGCTCTTAGAAATTGCTCCAGCACTCGCTGTTGTTCTGCTGCAATTGATTCAGCGATCTTCATTTGCTCTCTTACGATTTGATTCTTAGTTATCAGCTTTGGCGTAGCTGCATCAAGTCTTTTCTCTATGACTCTCTGAGCATCAAGAGCACGCCTTTCAGCAACCTGAACAGAAGTCCTGACTCTCTTTCTTGGGATTAATAATTCTATTATCTTTCCAGGTTTTGTTTCTTCGAGAACAATTATTTCAAAGGGAGTGCTTGGCTTTCGTGCCAATTCTCTGGGAGTGAATACTGTTCGTCCTTCTGGAACTCTGACTGGGATTGGACGTACATTGCTGGGGATACCAGGGACATCTCTGATAGGAACAGGCAGTCTTTCTGCAGCGAATCCTCCTGGTGGAACCTCGATGACCCCTAGCGCACGTGGTGCTTCAATCCTTGCAACTGGTGCTCTGAATGGTAACGCTAAAGTCTCAGCAGCCTGTACTACTTCTTGAGCAGCAACACTCTTAGTCGTAAACCTTTGCAACAAAGACTTCCCGAATGCCGGTGCTCTCCTTGCAGTTCCAATCAATCCACCAACAATTGGGATAGCAGACACAGCAGATATGGGACGCTCAATTAATCTTTGTGGATCTCTTGAAATTCTGAATAACTCTGGCAGCCCAGTGAGTTCAGCACCCAATTGACCAACAGCACCAACACGCTCTCCAATGGTTGGTGTTTCTACTCCAGATATTGTTGGCTGCTGTCTTAGTACACCTCTTTCAGGTATCACTCCAGATGCTATTAATTCTTCGACACTAGTTCTGGCTTGTTCTGCTCTTTCCTCTTCTGGAGTGAGTTTAAGTTCTGCATCAATAAGTCGTGGTCTACCCAGCCTTTCTATGGGACCACCTTCACCAAATATAAATCTGCCAGCAATGGTTCCAATCTCTTCAACTTCTTCTTGTGCTCCAGTAAGAAATCTTTGTAGCGCAGGAACCTGTTCTCTTGTTTGCTGTCTCTCTATCAGTTGCTGTTGAGCTACAAGTTGTTCAATAGGTACAGGTTGTTGACCAGTTCCAGCCTGTTGAATCTCTCTGAATAGATCCCTGGCTTGGTCTCTAGAAATTCCACCTTGAGACTGGATGTCTCTGAATAACTGTTTGGCTTGTTCTCTTGTGATCGGCATATCTCATGATCAATCTGTAAGTTGACCAGCAGATTCTAATGCTTTCAGAAACTGATCTTCGCTAAGACTACCACCAGCAGCAGCCGGATCTGAAAAAGGAACTGCAGTCGGAGTACCGGAAGGTTGTTGTGATGGTTTAAATTCAGGAGCAATCCCTCTGGATACCTGATTATTGTATGTCTGAATCTCTTGCAGGAGCTTCTGCCCCTCAGCCTGCAGTCTCTTCCTCTCTGGAGTTCCACCTTTTAAGAAAACTTCCTTAAAAAATCCCTTGACCAACCCTTCAAAATACAACCTGATCTGCTCCACTTTCTCAGGTGGAACCTCATCCCCAACTTGTTTGAATATTTCAAACTGATTCCTGAATTTAAGAATAATCTGCTGATTGGTATCTTTCTTTGCACCAGTTACTTTGGGTTCATTCCTGATTATAAGACTTGCTGCTGCACCTGGAGATAATGTATTGGGTTCCTTCGGCTTTTGTCTCAGCTTAATCAGAGATTCAAGCGATTTAAGTCGAGCCTCTTTTATCTGCTTGTCTATATCAGATTCGCCAAACTTTTTACCAAAAACATCTATGAACTTTCTGGCTACCTTTGTGCCAGCAATTTTTACCAGTGGAGTCCCAATTCCAAACTCTTCTTTCAGTCCTTGCTCAGAAAGTTTCTGTTGGGTCTTGAGGTTGAGTGCAGACCTTTGACCCAATAGTTTTACTTGATCTCTAAACTGCCTTTCCTCCCTAGCCAATCCTCTTTCTTCTCTGCGTTCCTCCCTACGCTGACCAAACAGATCCTGAATCTGCAGCAGACCTAACTGCTGCTCTTGCTGTTTAGTCTGAGCCTTGCGCTGTTCCCGTCTTTGAGCACCACTTTCTAATTGACCACCAAGAGACTTAATAAACGCTGGAAGTCCTGATTTATGTGCCATTGTTAAAAACCTCCAGTTACTTCACTAACGATACGACCAGGTTGATTTTGCTGTTGCTGAAGTTGTCTGAGGAACCTGGCAAACGGATCTTCCTGCTGCTGTCCAGGGAACAACCCTTCAAGACCACGACCCAGCAATTTACCACTTACGTCCCCAATTGCTTCACCCAAAGGATTTACTTGAGATTGAAATCCACCACTTGGGTTGACTGTAAACTGCTGGAATATTTTCCCAAAATCCTGGGTTCCACCCAACAACGACTGCAAAGCTCTTTCCACATCCTCCCGTTCTCGCTGACGACCTGTTGCTGCCAATCCCGTGAACTCCTGACGCAATCCACGTTCCTGTCCCAATGTACCAAATAGATTGCGAATGGCAGATTGTCTCTGCTGCTCAGCCAGTTGCTGTGGGAATTGTCCAAGCTGCTGCCCTAGTGCTGCCCTTTGCAATCCAAACTGTGCCTCTTGTGGGATCAGGTTTGTTCCTATACGCTCAGCACCCTGAGCCTGTAACTGTTGCAATATGCCACCAGAAGGATCAAGACCACGGGATACACCACGTTCTTCTATGGCTTTCTGTACATCCCCTATTCTCTGCTGTAATACTGCACCAAAGTCTGGAAGCTGTGGTAGCTGTGCCGTAGGCCCCACTGTGGGAGCCTGTAAGCGTCCCAGGGCAGATTCTCTTATGGCACCAAGGGTACTTGGTCTTTGTGGCTGTGGTGGCGTGACAGTACCAGGACGTGGTGGGGTTATATTGGGTTGTGTTATTGGCTGCTGTGTGCCACCCCCAAGCACTGGCTCTAATGCTCCTGCTATTGCACCAGGAGTCGGACCAAATATCTGTGGTGGCTGTGCTGCAATCCCAGCAGGAGGTTGTGCAGTAGGGATCGGCTGTCCCACCCCTGGTATTCCAGATGCAAAAGTCGTAGCGGGCTGTGCCAATACTTGCGTAGCAGCAGCCTTTTGTTCTATATGTAATGGTGTGTGAGATCCTGGCTGAGACAGAACTTCTCTGGCAGCAGCCTGTTGTGCTGGTTGTCCCCCGCCACCAAATTCCACACCCTGTTGCGTTGCAAATTCCTGTGTCAACAGTCGTTTCTGGAAAGTACTCAATGGATCAGCAAATTGCACACGCTCAAGCACGTTCTTTCTTTCTGCCTCTGATATATCTTCAAGCCCAAAGGCTCCTTGACCAGCACCAATTGGGATCCCCTGTGCCTGTTGAAACTGTTGTAATACTGCGCTTTTCTCTGTTGGACTCAAGTTTGCTATGAACCCAAGACGTTCTTCCACAGCACGCTTATCCAGGGTCGGGACAGTTTCTATGTCTATTGGTTGTCTTCCTGGTTCTTCTCGCTGTTGTCTCAACAGATTAGTAATCTCTGGACGGAACGGTTGCTGTTGAGTCTGTGGTTGACCAAACTGCTGCTGTGGGAACCCAAGCTCTTGACCAAGCTGACCCTGTACAAACTGTTCCTCTGGAGTCAATGGTTGCCGTCCAGCCAAACCAAATATTTCATCTTGAAGCACATCGAATCTTGGAATAACTGTCTCAAACAATAACTTTTTAATAGCTGGGGGAAAAGCAGGATCACGGATCAGATCATCCAATCCACGTAATGGATTATCCTCGCCACCACCGATTAATGATGATAATATACCTCCACCAGCACCAACTCCCGTTCCTATTAGTGATAAGGTTAATGGATCTAGTACCATAATCGTTACTCCCTAAATCAATTTTTAAACTCAAAACCGTATATGCTAAAATTTAGCGCATTTGCAGTGCCTGTTCTTACCCCAATATTCCCTGCTGGATTTTGCATTAATATTCTTAAATCTGAGCCAAAAGTTGTGTCATCTTTGTTTGCTGCAAGACTTATATCCCATGCCAAAGCAGTAGTTTCATCAAATGTAGTTCCATCGTCATCGTGAAATAACCTGAATGTTACCGCACCAGCAGTAAGATTAGTTACAATGATGGTAGTTATAATTGTCCTTATGCCAGTGGCTGGACTATAAATAGATGCAGCGGTTGTATTTGCTGGTCTAAGTTGTCCTAACTGTTTAAAATCTCCCTGATTTAAAAGGAGAATTTGTAGTGGATTCGGTACTTCAGGAGGCATAATTAATCCTCTGGAAATTCTGTATTAGCTTTAGTCGCTGCTTCTGATCCTGCTGATTGTTCAGCAACAATTTTCTTCTGGCCACTATAAATCTGTCGCAAGATACCCTTAACAATGAACTGTGCAAACTGAACCTTAGTTAAGCTCTCAGCCTTGGCTTTGAACTTATCCTTATACGCACCATGTACGGCATCCAGAATATCCTGACTCATTGCATCCGGTATATCTATGGTAATTTGAGCCATCTACCCCTCCTATGCTAAATAAGCTGGTAAAAAGTAAGTTGTTCCAGCAATTCTAATTTCAACCCAATCGTCAGCAGCTACGGCTGATGGGTCTTTGGAACTGTTAGCCATCGTCTGATCAAATCTAAATATACCACCAGTTAATATTCTGAATAACGTTGCTGCTGAACCATCTTTGAGAATCATAATATCTCCAGTCTGCCCAACAGATTCGACGATCTCAAGTCCTTCCGTGGCAGTCCCGACAATCTGAATCCCCACCTGTGCAAGATCACTAGTGGTCGCAAATGACCAGTGACCATTGGCCTGCAGTCTTGCTTTTTCACCATCCCCATCAGCAAGCGTATGAAACGTGATTGGGAAGTCAGTACCACTACCCGCTGCATTTGAAAATATCCTTAACGTACCACTGTTTCTGTCAATACAAGCAATTCCAGATGCAGTATCATTAATTGCGATTGCAGTATTAGCACCACCAGAATCGATATGCAGGGTTGTTGTTGGAGTGATAGTTCCTATTCCAACCCTGTTATTCGCTGAATCCACAAAGAATGTGTTTGTATCTACAGTGAAATCACCAGTCAATACCAACCCTGATGCCATGTTTTCGCCATCAATGTTTCCATTAAACTCGTCAAGAATGTCTGTAAAATTCTTTTGCACTTCTCCGCCATCAGCATTCTCGCCATTGGCTAGTACATTGGTTAAGTTAACTGTAGCCATAACATTCTCCTATACAAAAACAGGCACTGGATTATAAGTTAAATTCAATCCCCGTATTGTTGAATCTAAAGCATTCAAAGATGAACGAACTCTTACCTTTACAAACCTTCCTTCAGCATTAGCACGAAATGGAAACTTCAATTCCCTCGTGACAAATCCACTCCATTTAGTTCCATCCCCCCACTTAAAACCACCCCAGACACCACCAGCAAATTTACCATCAATGCTAATACTCCCAGAATTCTGAGGTTGTGATGTTATGTAAGAAATATTTAAAACCTGATTATTATTAGCTTCAACATCCAGATATCCAAGATTCCAAATCTTCTGTCCCTCATCCCCATAGAATTTTGTCTCAATGTCGTAACCAAAATTGACGCCAGCACGTGTCTTCCCATCATCAAGTCTGTTCGCAAAACCATCAAGTGTTTCCCCAAAGTATGTTTCTCCTACATCGTCACCAGCATTCCAGTTGGTTGCACAGTTTATCGGCTGATTGTCCCAGAATACCCATGCGCTTGTGTTCCCCGTGGGATCATTGAGTGCTCTCAGTTTCACATCAAGAACTACTTGTCGCTTGTTAGATGTGTCAGTTTGAGTGTTGCTTTGAAAACTCATAACATACCACTTGTTCCTGTGTGAGAATCCGAATACATCTTCCAACCCAGCAGGACGAATATCATTTATATCTGCCTCGATTGGGAATGATTCCAATACAGGTGGCTCTCCAGCAGTAGAATATACTCCGCTTTCTGCCAAGAAATACCATCTCCCATCCACTTCAGCTATGGAATATGGTGCTACGCAGCCAATCTTACCAGACAACTTTATCTTTGAAAACGAAGATAATGAGTTACCCTGAAACAGCCACACACTATGTTTCTTCCAGACAATCAATCCAGGCCCAGCAGATGCAAATCCAGTTATCTGGTCCCCATCATCTCTTCCAAACTCTTCACTGTTTGCTGCTGGATAGGTCTCAATCTCAAATATATCACTGAAATTTACACGTGACGGGTTGGTTGCATTCCCTGCCAGAAATATCCTCTCTTTATGAGTAGTAATATATTTTGATGTAGGGGGAGAACCACCAAGATCAGTGGCAGATCCACCAATGGCATATCTTTTAACAGCATTGGCACCATTCGTGAAAATCAATACATCTCGATACGTTACCCACGTGGGTCGTGTACTATCCAGTGCAGCCCCAGATACAGTAATAGCTGTAGTTACGCCTGTAGAATCTGTGAACTTGACCAACCCTGGAACATCAGTCTTGGCAACCATTTCTTTACTGGTGCCAGCCACATCCCCTACTCCCTGATAGTGACGAAAGATACCAAGCATGGCTACAGTCCCTGCTATTTCTGATGAATTGAATCTACTGTACCCGTTCATTTTCTTGATATTCCTAAGATCATCCAGAACCACATTGAATGCTTTTATCAACGTATTATCAGACACCTCAAATGGACTGATTCTGTTGTTGTATCCAAAAAATGCTCTAGTTGAAATGTTAGCCATTATCTTAGTGTGCTTACATCCCCAAATATACGATGAACTGGAGCAATAAAACCACCCCTGTATCTTTCAAACTGGTCAGCCCTGAAGCTTGTAACTTGGTTATCTTCAGTCATGTTTACTATTCCAGCTTCGTATGTAGTGAAATAACCGGCAGCAATGTCTGGTCGATTAAATAAAGCCACCCTGTGTGTGGCACCAGCAACAATTATGTGATCATATTTATCAGGGATATCAGGAACATCAATATCCTGTCCCAGCACAGCAGGAACCTTGAAATGCTTGTGCTCAATCTCATATCTGGCATCTGGTATCGGATGCAAGAAGATATTTTTGAACTTCCCTTTCATCGTGTATGCAGCACTTGCGTTGGTTGATCCCTCATAATTTCTTTCCAACGTAAGACTCGTCGCAGACTCTATTGAAGCTACAACATAAGTCTTGTCATCCGTTCCAACACGAAATGTTCGTTTAATGTGATCATCAACACCATTGAGGTTTCCTTTATCAGTCTCCCAATTTGAACCTGTGCCCGTGACAGTGGCACTCCCATTCGTAACTGAAACAGTCCCATCACTATGGGTAAGAATCTCTTCCCCGTGAATAAAGTAATGTCGCGGGACCCCTGTAGCTGTAGGGTTTGGAAGAAAACTATCAAACTCCATACTGTGATTTTCGAATAATGGGATTCCACGCGACCTCTCCTTAACTGAAGTCATATGATCAAAATCAATTGGCAACGTATACCGATTACGAAAGATACTATAATTCTGCACCGTAGCCGTATCATCCTGATATGCTCGATCCAGCGTAATACTCGTACCACTCACAAACGTAGCCACTTGATAAACTATGTTGGTTCCATCTACACGAAACTGACGACCAACCATGTCAGCAGTCCAAGCAGTAGCAGTTCCGGTAACAGTTTTCGAGTCTTGGGTGACTGCGACGGTTCCTGTTGTGTGAGTTCCAACAGTAATAAAATCATTTGTAGTCTCCAAGAATCGAAATTGTTGACGTGTAGATATATCCAGTATCACATTATTGATGGCACGTTTCACAAAATCCCTGAATTCACCACCAGCATTGGACGGAGTTCTGCCAAAAGGAGTCTCGATTTGTTTTTCAAGTTCTAAGAAATTCACTTTTTACTCTTTCTGGGACGTCCTGGTTTCTTAACAACTACATTAGATTCACTAGCAATAGCTTCTTCAATCGGTGCATCATTACCATCGCCACTTTCTTTAGGATCTTCTTTATTCTTTACCTCAGCCTCAGCCTTAATTCTTTCAGCAGTTTCTTTATCATAAATTATTCTTTTTCCCGTCTCTGCCTCAAGCCTTGCAATCTCTTCAGCCTTCCTCTTATCAAGTTCAGCCTGCTGTTCTGCAATCACTTGATCTTTTACAAAAGTGCAAGCGACTTTGTGCCTGAACATTTCTACGTCATCAGTGGCTTCAAATCCACAACGACACTGCAGGCTAACGCCAGATGCTGGATTCACACCATTGACAATTACGCCAGCATTTGCTGCATTCTGCAGGGCCTGCTTCTTCCGTTCCTCAACAGTCATCGAAGAAAATCCCTTGCCCATTCTGGCTTCCTTTGCTTCCTGGGGAGTCCTAGTCACTCCTGTAAATACTTTTTCATACTGATCCGTTTGAGGATTCAGAACAGTTTTATACTCCATGATGATCCTAGTCTTTGGATCAACCCATACGTGTATTTTGCTTGGATCAGGTTTGAAATCTTGACGGTTTACTCTGTTCCCACTTGAATACGTTGCGACAGGCATAACCCCTCCTAATAAAATTGTTTATTTGAAACTAACGACAAGATCCGTTGCTGCTGCAGTTGTTATATGAATACCAGTCTCATAACTTCCAATGATTTGGTAATTATGACCCTGAGACATTCCAGCAGATGAAATAAGGGCTTTGATCGGACCAGTATTATCTAAGCTGTCACGAACCGTAATGTTACCGAAAGTGCCACCACAGATAACAATATTTACCATAAGTCCAGGATTGGGTTTTACTAACGTATCAGTCGCAGTAAATATCCTGGTAGATTTAAGCTGTGCATGCCTCGCTCTTGTTGGTGGCATAATTATTCTCCTTCAAAAGAAACGGTTTATCTATCCATCCCATTTTATGGGCGTACTTTAACATCTCGTCACATCTATGATCGTATGTGTGGTTATTTATTACGTGAGATTTTCCCATCTCTTCTATCACTTTTCGGTCCCCATCATTCTGCAAATAATATTTTATTTTATCTATTGCATCATCAACATCATTATACGAAACAAGATCGATGTGATCAGCGAACACATCTTCAAAGCAGTTGCCCTTAATGTTGTTCGTAGCCAATAACGATCCTGAACACACAGCTTCGAAACATCGCATGTTGATGTCATCTTCAACGCTTATGTTCAAAACAATTCTTGATTCTGCATATTTCTGGTAGCATTCTCCCAAGTATCTTTGTCCATAGAAAAAATTTGGAAATTCTTTAAATATAGCATCAAGAAAGTCTACACGCTTATCCATGATGTCCCACCCTGGGTTCACGTGTCCAACAAAACACACATCATATTTCTTTTGAACATCCTCACCCTTGCCATACACTTCAGGATCACATGCCAGTGGTAGCCATGATGCTGAGATCCCTTCATTCTCGAATATCTGTACAGCATTATGCTGAGCGCAGAAAACGTGGTCTATCTTTGCTTTCTTCACCCTTTCCAAACGCCAGTCCCAATCTATGTGCATGTCAATAGCCCAATACACAGATGGATGAAACTTATCTTCGGGCCAATCTACTTTCTTTCCATCGTCAACCAGAAGGTACAGATCATATTCATCCTTCATATCCTTCCATTCACGGGTTGAGCAGTGCATTAACTCAATATTCCCACGCTTAGACAAAGACTTGTGAATGTACATCCCAGTGGTGTCTGCTCTCTGTCTGTCGTATACGTTGAGTATCTTCATGCTACGCTCCTGAGCCAATGTTTGAATCCATGTTTCTTAATCAATCCAATATTATGGTTTTCCTGGTATTCACGTGAGTTGTAATGGCTTCCCAGTTCACGCCCGTAACTGACACACCCATGATGGAACACGAATGAATCCCTACAGACTACCAGCGAGTACCCAGCATCCCTCACACGAATACAATAATCAATGTCGTCGCCACCCGTAAGGCTGCTGTCAAGTCCCCCAAGTTTTTCAAATACAGATCGTTTCGTCAACATGCAGAATCCAGACAGAACCTTTACAGGGAATCTTTTTTGAAGACCATAATTCAGAATGTTCTGGTATGCCAAAACGTAGTTACTGCATGGACCAGATGCACCCACGTCTTTGACTTTGCAAGCATCAACCAATTTCCCCAGCCAATGTTCATCGTTGTCCAGAAAAAGCACATCATCATTAACCATAAGAATGTATTCCTGGTCACACATCTTGGCACCATAGTTTATTGATCCCATCCATCCCAGGTTTCCATCCATGTTGTAAACAGTTACATTCCTATGGTTTGGAAATTCACTACCCAGGGGGGTCCCGTTATTAATCACATGAATCTTGTACAACATGTTCGTATTCCTGATGAACGTAGACAGCATCCCGTGGATCATCTGTGGATTATTGTATGTTGGGACAATCACGTCAATCATTGCAGAACTCCCCTATCATCTTCTCGTTGGGCTGTATCTTCTTCCCGTACGATACTGTTATTTGTCCAGTCTCTTTATATTCGTCGTATTGTTCTTCACCGATGACAAGATTTGGTCCTATATGTTTCACAACTGTACTACAATCCATGTATGGCTGAAACCCGTTTGCTTTACACTTGTATGTAAAATATATATCTTCACCCAGTGGGATGTGTGACATAAACCAGGGCTTCGGGATCTTTTTAAGAATACCCACCCTTGTCAAACACACCCCGAATCCTACGGCATCAACTTTTTTCAATTCCCCCTTCTTGTATTCCGTTATCGTCTCAAAAGTAATTTTGTTGTCTTTTGTTTCATTAGCTTTCCACATCACTGGTGTAAATGGCGCAACCCTCATGAACGCCAAAGCAGCTACTATGTCAACATTATGTCTTATCAATCTTTCAAATACATTCGTGTGAAACATCATGTCATCATCTATCCACAAGATGTAATCCATCCCAGCATCCAAAGCGTATTCCGCTATTACTTCACGTGCATATCCAATCGTAAGCCTTCCCATGCTTCCATGAAAAAACTTATAATTGGTATTAAGTTCACTCGTTGTTGAATAACTGACTAACTCAATGACACTATCCACAGTCCAATGATGAATGGATCCACCAGTGGGCATTGCTATCAATATCTTTACTTTGTCTTTATACAGCGTGCGGTCCATATTCGAGATACTTTGGACCACGCTTGGTTCAGAACCCATTTCAGCCATTGTGTTCTTGTCTCATAATTCCCGTAAAGATATGGGATCATCCCAATCTTAACTTTGACCCATTCCCACACAGTACCGTCACTGGCCCTGGAAAACTTGTGACCACAAAGCATTTTCCTGTGCATATGCTCCCTTGAGAACAGATGCCCAAACTCACAGCGGTACAGGGTGGAGTCCCATTTCTGAGACTCCACCCCTTTAACTTTGTTATCCACCAAGTGCCCTTACAAATACGGGCCACAGAGTGTTCTGATTTGCGTTCAATCCTTCTGAAAGAACAATAAGTGGACCCAGGTTGTTAGACTGACCAGCAGCATTCGCATAATCCTGACCAGTCACAGGACCAATAACCTGACCATAGGCCAAGTTTTCATTGGTAGAAGTAGACACAAATGCACCAGCTACGAATCCATATGTCTGGATTTCCCCATAAGCATCATGCTCTGTGTCTGCTGCCAAAACTCCTGCAAACGCAGGAAGATTGGATGTTTGTGGTTGCGCCAAGCTACGCCCATCTGCACTCGCAGTCGTGCGCACGTGCCAAGACATCATATGGCCAGCACTTTTGGTTACACCACTTACATTGTGACCCTGAACAAAAACCTGTTCAGGATCATTTCTATTAATTTGCTGAATACGCATCTTTCATTCCTCCATCTAATGTCCAATAGCTTGCCATACACCTGACAAACCGATATTAACCTGACCAGTCGCAACAACAATATTGTTAGAACTTAATGAAGTATTAAATCCTGTAACTTTGCCGTTGCCACCATTTTCAAACGCATAAAACCAATCCACAGAACTAAGTCCTGTGTCAATGGTCCCCCCATTGTCACCAGCGTCTTGTGTCCATGTTCCCACAGACATTCGCTTGTTTCCAACAGGGAACGTGTCAACCAATGTTGAACTAAACATAATTAACTCCTTACGTAATGCCAGGGATCTTGGCGTTCTTACGTGGCTCATCAACGACCAACTGACCAGTCATGTGAACCAGCGCAACTTCTGCCAACTGCCCGTTTACTGTGGCTCTCTCAAAAGGAGTGGCTTGTGCTTCGGCACCCTTCATCGCACACCAGTAGGTATGATTTGAGTTAAGAATAAACATCTCTCCCGTTGCCACATCCCGATCAAAAATGAACGGGATTCCCTGGAAATCAAGGAACCTAAACCGTGCATCTGCACGATCCGTTGTGAAACGTTTCGCATCATCCACCAAATCCATATACTGTCTCCAGATCAGCGCAGTGCTGACGATCAAATCGGGAGAATCGGTTCCAATGGTTGCAGCCACGACTTGATCAGTCATCTCATCAAGTGTATCTGCATCAAAAGCACCATGAGCAGCAGCTTCCTGTGCAGCCCACCATGTATCAGTTGCGCGATTGATCAACGCATAAGTTCCAGTGGAATCCACAGCCGACTGTAATCCTACAATTGATCCATCAACTGAACCATCTGAAAATATATCCGTTGAAAGCAAGTCACGAACTGATCTCTGCGTATTCGCAACACGTTCCCCAACGATCTCGATAAGTCGAGCATCAGATGCCTGATTCTTCTGAATCTCAAGGCTTGCAACTGAAACCGATCCTGCAATCTGTCTCCACTCAAGTTGCCAGATGGTTTCGTTTTCTTGAGGCTCCAACGAAATAGTCTGGTATTGAGTAGCCAACCGACGAGTCGTAGTATTAAGCTTAAAGCTCACATGTCCACGAATCGTGTCACCACCAGCCTTTGATTTCTTTCCCACACGATGACGAGGAAGATTAGGCTTCTGGCCCTTATTCGTCCCCATCAACCACCACAGAGTCGGAAATTCATCTGTGATCTGATCGACAAAATTATCTGTTACATAGCGATCTAAAGTCGCCGATGCAACAGATTGAAAATTTTTAGTAATAGACGTACCCATTGTTAATCCTCCAACTACAGTTTATTTTCTCTGAACATCCAACGCTATTTCTTCCCACGACTTTCCCTTGTCACTAACATCCCCAGTGCTCCTTGAGTTGTAACCTGGCTTCTGGATTACACGTCCCGCTTTTCTTGTAATGTCATCCAGTTGTTTTTTCGCACCAAGTTTTTCCCCCCGATCAAAGCAAACATATTTGAAAGCAACTTCTGCACTAATGTCAGGATTTCTTTCCATAAACTCGTCCATCTTTGTCTTGACATCAGGGTCATCAACTGGATAACCAGCCTTGGCAAGACTGTCAAGTTGATTAGCATTCTGCTGATCTCGCTCCCGTGTGAGCTTTTCCACCTCTCGCTCACGCGCGAGCTTTTGCAGATATTCTGCATATGGCTGAAGTTTGCTATCCATATACGCATCAAGAATCTTCTTTGAATCAGGATCAATACCCTCCAACTCTGGAGAATTTTCGGGTTGCTGTGACTTTACTCCGTAAGCCTTTTCAAGCTCACGTCTGACAGAAGGAATCTGTAGTGCTGCCTGAAGCTGTGCGTTGTTATTTTTAATCTTGTCCAAATCTTCACGCATCTGCTTTGCTTCACTACTATATCCCATCGTCTTCTCAGTGAACGCACGCTGCCAATGTTTATCCCGTTCCGCCAAATCTTCAGGCAAACTGGAGACATCAACACCGTATGTATCCAACTTTACTTCTGGCTCAGACTGCCCATCCTCTGGTTTTTCAGGTTCCGATTGGCCATCTTCAAGGGAGGCTTGCACCCTATCCTCGACAGACCCTTCGGGCTGCCCTACTTGATCATCGTTGGGTTCCGTGCTTTTATCTTCTGGCATAAAACCTCCTAACTAAGATTTAAATTTTACTTCGGGATTTACAACACGAGTCATCTTCCCGTTCAATTTTTTATATTCCGTTGTATATTTCGCTTTGGGTTTGTGTTCATATTCCATAGAATGATCCTTCATTTCTTTGCACTCGCTGGGTTCAACCTGTCTCATCCCTCTATCAGAATAATATTTTGATCTGGATTTTGGGGACCAGAATCTAACAGTTTCCCCATCCTTTAAATTTTTATGATAATATCCCTGGAACGCATGAATCGAAGGTGCCGTAATTTGTAACTTGGCAACCCTGGCACATCCTCCGCAAACTTCCAAGTGTCGTTCTTTAATCTTTTTGTATTTTTCCCATTCAAGATTGCACCTCTCACACTCATAGAGATATATTGGCATCAGACACCTCCAAGATTAACGGGCTGTTCTTCAGTCTGTAAACCTCCTGGTGCAAATTGTCCATTTCCACCACCACCCAATCCAAGATCCGGTACACCTGGGATCTGTTGTAATCTTGGAGCCTCTGGTGGTAGTTGCGGTTGAAGCTGCAGCATCTGACCATGTTCCTGTATGTGCGTATCAAACTTCTGCAGAAGGAAATCTTCAGCACCATTGGCAGCCATCGAATCTCTCGCACCCTGATGAATAGCAATGTGCTGTTGATGATCATCATTCACAGACACTTGAGGTTCTCCCCCAGTCGCAATTATCAAGTTCTCAGTTTCAGGATCAACACCTGGACGCTGACCCTGCTCCTGTCCGACCTGTAGAACAATCTTATCCATGTTGTTTTTCCTGAATGCTTTCCCAAGGTCCTTGACCAACTCAATATCATTCGCAATATTTGGAAATAACTGTTTTATCACACTTACAAACTGCAAAGCTTGCTGCTTTTCAGAATCAAGATCACGAGGCTGTGAAGAATAAGGTTCAAGTTTCAAGTCATACTCACCTCGAATATCATCTTTGTTGTATTCTTTAAATTCAAACAATCCAGGATCATTCCCGACTATCGGGACTATGCGCTTGATATCGTACTCCTGTCTCATAAGTTGTAAGTCCTTTCGTGAAATATCAAGAAAGAAGTCTTGCACCACGTCGCCCTGCTCACTTTGCACGATTTGCGAACTCTGGTTTATGATAGTTGCAGCAGTAGCAGTTTTTGCGCCCCGTGGTACCTGACCTCTTTGAAACTCATTTACACCTGAAACCACATTGATAACCTCACGCAACATGCTCATGACACCGAACATATCTCCACTCAATGATGGGGGAGTAAAAGCTGTTACATTTCCATTTCTGAAATGAATTATCTGATCAATAAGTGGCTGCTTGGCTTTCTGAATCTCTTCATCAGTGACCTGACCCGTAACGATAATGCGTGGCAAGGCACGTTCAGCATGCTCAACAGCAATCGAAAGAAAAAGATCGACAGCTTTCTGTGCACTAATGTAATTATCCACATCAGCACTGGGATACAGTTCGTCTGGAGTGTAATCAAAAGAAAGAGTGACGAATGGAAATCCTTCCATCTCCCAGGGCCAGTCCATCTGCTTCAAGAATTTATCATGACCTTCAGCCATTACCAAAACCATCTTGGACTTCCTATCCCATATTTCCCAGATAGTGATGATCTCACGATTATCCTGGCTGATCTCTGAATCAACTAAATCATCAGTCTTACTCCTTCCCTTTCTAATAAATTTGTTGGGTTTCAGATTACCCGTATTCTCATAAAATTCATCATCCTTTACGTCCTGCAGGAATCTATCTACCTTGTGCACAACATACTCAGCATTTGATAGATCAAGATTCGTAGCCCTGGGATCAATGTAGAAGTCAAATGGTGAAACCCTCAGATTCCAGATATCATTTGGAGTGATGTTTGTATTCTCAACACGATCATCTTCTTTCGACTTTGTATCTAACCTGAATTCAGAATCAATTCCAATCTTCATCACACCCATAGTTGTCAGAAGGGCATCCGTAATACATCGCTTCATCTGAATTTTAAGTTTTATCTGTTCAAAGGTATAATTGAGTACAACTTCTACGAGACCAGCTGAATTGATATCATCTTTCCTGCGTGGCGTAGCCAACACTTTTGGATTGCGAAAATATAGTGACGGAACTTTTCTCTTCGTGTTACTGCGAATGAGATTGAATGCTATCAGGTTACTGTCGGTATTTTCGGTACGATGCCTTCTGCTACCGTCAGACTGATCTTTGGCAGTATCATGTTGATCGCCGAAATGGTTCCCTTCGTAGTCATACAGATTGATGTTTTCCTGCCATTCATCCTCACGACCACGACGCTTGGTGGTCATTATCTCGATTCTGTCACGCCACATCTCAACCTTGCCTTGTTTCTTTTCTGGCATTATCTGCGTTCTCCACGAACCTGTGCGCCTATGATCCTGCTGGCACGTTCTTTTGAAAACCCAGTCTCACGCATGACTGCTGCTACTTTTTCTGCGAACGTGGCTGGTTTTTTCTTTTTTTTTTCTTCTTCCTCAGTGCATTCGCTCGCTGCAGTCTGCTGGAATGATCTGGCATGTCATCTCCTGACAAAAATTGTCACATACAATACACTTTACGTTGTGTAAAATACATATCATACATATGACTTTTATGCAAGAAAATTCTATAAAAATATTTTTATTGGATACTTTACATTGACATACGTGTGTCAGTGTTGTATTATGTCAAAAACAAAACTATTCATAGGGAGGAATCTGATGCCAAAGAATAAACCAACACTGGAGGAAGAGGCGTGGAAAAAAATATGGAAGAAATACCAACGATGGCTATATAAAAGTTATCGTAGTCGGCATGTCCATATAGATGCTTATATTGCAATCCAACGAATCGTAAACGCAGAGTTGCGGAAGAAGACCAAGAATGATGGGAGGACATGAATGAGCACAAAGCACGCATATATGGCAGGGCTAATAGATGGTGAAGGATGTATCTCAATCTACAGATTCCCCAGCACCTCCCGTATAAAGAGAAATACGTACAACATGATACTTAGGATAGGTAATACCAGCAAAGATATGATTGATTGGATAAATAACAATTATGAAGGATCTATTCACAAACAAAAAAGAGATGAAGGATACAAGGACAGTTTCTTGTGGTCAACTGGAGCTAAAAGTGCAGAAAAAATCTTAAGAAAAACCAAAAGATATATGGTGTCTAAAAAAGGACATGTGAAAATTGCATTGCAATTTAGAGAAACATTCAGGAATGGGAATTGTCGAAATGGATACAACAAAGAGGATGAAATCATTCGTGAATATTGTTATCAATCAATGAAAATACTAAACCACCGTGGCAAAAAATTTTAGAAATTCCCAACTTTCAATGGATTTCGATCATCAGGTTGGCGTTTTTTGAGGAACCACTCAAGAGTCATTGGCACTATTTCTTGGGTTGGCTGTACAATATTCTTTGGAATATCATGCAAAACGAATGCTGCCAGCGCAGCAGCCATCACACAATCATCGTGTGCGCCACCGTCTGCTTCCATCCGATAATAATTTTCAGTTATTTTGCTTGGTTTGTAAACAAATGTGGAAAATTCTCCCAGAGTCTTTTGAGAATATACTTTAAAACCCTTACGCAAAAGTGCTTTCAACCTGTTGACCATGACTTCTTTTGTCTTGCTGCTCGTGAATAATCCAAGTTTTCTGCTGTCAGATTGCAGGCCCTTATCAAGTCTCATTTCTGTGTAAATGTTGGGATACGATAATTCCCAGAGTTTCAAAAGTACCCCGATACCAGAACTGTTTCTTTCCACGATAGCCAGCGCATTGTAATAAAGCATCCCAAGAACATTCAACTCTTCTGCAAACAAATCTGGATGAATCAGCCCATGCCATTCTGCAACCTGTTCCCAAACGCTTGCATCGTACACGTGAGCACATGAGGGATCCCCCTTCTCAGATCCAGCAGCACTGTCAGCACTCATGACATATGCGTGTCCAGGGATTGGCATCTTCCAGATGGACAGATACCCATTTTCGGATTCCTGTATCTTTTTTACTGATTTATCTATGATCCCGACAATAATTGGGGGTGGTGCTTGATCAGACAACTTACGGATCAATGGCACATCAAACACGCAGTTAAGCCTTGAGATAAATGCTTCTTCCCACGTGGCTGGGTATTCCTGTTTAAAAAATACCGGATCCGGCATCTCAGATATCTTCCACCTACGCCATCGCAACTGGTCATCAGTCACATTATTATTAATCTTCAGTCGCAATTCTTCGTCATCCAGATCAGTCAATACTTTTTTAAATTGTTCAAGATAAACCGATTCAGATATTCTGTATTCCTCAGTCAAAAACCACGGGAAAAAGTGTAATTTCCAATTCGACAATCCATCAATGATCTTTCTTAAGAACCTGTAGAACCACGTCCCTATGCCCTGTGCTGTGGTTTCTATGATTACACGACCATTGATGGGCACCGCTTCAAGAAGTCCTGTCAAGATTTCTTCAGGTCTTGCCCATGATGCTATTTCTGAACAATGCAATCTATTAATGGTGTCCCCACGACCAAATGATTTCTGTCCAGCAGTCCCGATGTAGATACTGGAATTCAAGTCTGGGAATGTGATCTCACTTTGGGATTCGTATTCGGTTCTAATGGGAACCTTAAGATTGTCCAGATAGAATTTGACACGTCTGAGAAGACGGATCGTAGCGTCACGTTCATGTGAAATAACTACACACTTACAATTTTTCGTCACGATCATATCACGCAACATCAGGCCCAACGCAAGACTTGAAATCCCCTGTTGACGTGACTTTAAAATAAGATCACGGTTACTGTGTTCATTCCAGTAATTTCGTTGTACAGTGTTGGGATCGAAATTAACTATTTTTTCTTCTTTACTTTCGATCTTAAAAAATGTAGAAATGAATTCAAGGGGTTCTAAAACTTTTTTGATATGAGGTTTCATATGCAAACCAGAATACTCTTAACAGGCGGATGCGGGTTCCTTGGCCACCACGTGGTCAACCATCTGCTTGTCAACACAGACTGGAACATCGTCATATTAGACAGACTATCATATGCGTCAAATGGATTCGACAGATTACGTGATATAAAAGTCTTCGATAACAAGCGGATCCTGTGCATTGCAACTGACTTTTCACAGCCCATATCTGCTGGTGTAGCAAAAGAAATCGGGGATGTCCACTACATTCTGCACATGGGCGCAGAAACACACGTGGATAATTCGATCAAAGATCCTGTCCCGTTTATCATTTCAAACGTATTGGGAACCCATTACATCCTGAAACTGGCAGAAAACATGATCAATCTGAAGCTGATGCTGTATGCGTCTACGGATGAAGTCATGGGACCAGCACCAATGGGGGTAGATTTCAAAGAAACAGACGTACCCAACCCTACGAACCCCTATGCAGCTACCAAGATGGGTGCTGAAGCCCTTTGTATGGCGTATGCCAATACGTACAAAATACCAGTGGCCATTACACGCACGATGAATTTATTTGGAGAACGCCAACACGGGGAGAAATACGTGCCCCTGTGCATCAACAAGATTTTGAATAGTGAATGTATTTACATCCATGCGAACCCAGCGAAGACTGTATCTGGCTCACGGTTCTGGCTACACTGTCGCAACTATGCTGCTGCTGCACTGTTTCTTCTGAAAAGAGGGAGAGCATCAGAGATTTATAATGTCGTTGGAAACAAAGAAGTATCCAATCTTGATATGGCTGATATGATTGCAAGCATCGTCGGGAAGCCATTATTTTATGAAATGACAAATTTCCATGCCAGTAGGCCGGGGCATGATCTTCGTTATAGCTTATGTGGTAAGAAGTTACGTCAAATGGGATGGAAACATCCGGTAACTTTCGAGGATAGCTTATCCAAAACTATTCACTGGTTTCTAAAACCAAATAACAAAAGATGGTTAGAATGGGAATAAAGGGGTGTGTATGAGTACTAATGCTCATGAAGAAGGTGTTCTTCAGCACTGCGATATGTGTAGGTGCGAGAATGAAATAATAAAAGTCATTGGTGGCGGGGTCAAGTGCTGCGATGGTTGCGTCAAGAAGGTTCTCAGTTCTCCCCAGGATTTCTATGTTCGAAATGGCATGATCAACCGGAAAGGTTGGTAGGTCAAAAAACCAATTAATGAGAGTCTTATTCTGGAATCCCTATCCGATGTGGTTCAAGCACTTTGCCTGTGAGCTTGAGCTTATCATCAAGCATCTAAAAGCTGGGGATGAAGTGTTTGCTGTAGAATGCGTTGGACACCTACCGTTTTGCGAACAGAACCGTTTCCACGATACGTCCCTGTGTGTACCCTGTGTGGCACAGCGCAGGAACTGCTACAAACTGGCAGGGGTACAGAATATCATCCCGCTGGATCTGGCTACGTACATGATCAAGGATGATTATGAACACTTGATAAAATCAGGACATACATCAGTTTTATCGTATAAAGGTAAAAACATCGGAACTGCCATAGCGTCCACGATCATCAGTAATACCCACGGATCAGATTCAGACCTTGATGAATATTCAGAATTCATTGGACAGCAGACAATGGTATCACAAGCCATGCAGGATTTCTTTCACATCAAGTTCCAGAAGCACAAGATCAACCTGTTCTACACATTCAATGGACGGTTCGCAACCATGCGTCCAGCCATCAATGCTGCTGAAAACCTTGGGATCAAGTATTTCACGTATGACAACCCATTCGTGAAAGATGACTACAGGCTGGCTGAGAACGCCACAGTTCAGGATGTCAACTTTATGCGTAAAGAAATTGATACAGTCTGGGAGAATGATAAATCCCCGTATGAGCACAAGGAACTCATGGCTGCTGAGTATTTCAATAAAGCTCGTGGAATGTACAAAGTGGACGATCCCAACAGAATGCCATTCAGCTTTGATGTGCAGAAACGCAACATTGCCATATTCATAACCAGCAACTATGAGCTGCATATAGCTGAGAACGCCACACCAAACATCTATGAGGACCAGTTGGATGCGCTTACGCACTTGGCTGATGCAGGGTTGCACAAAGACATCCACTTCCACGTCAGAATCCATCCTGCACTGGAGACTGATTTCAACTCATTCACGTACAAATTCATGTCATTTCGCAGAAACAACTTTCACATCATCCCCCCTGGGGCACAAGTCAGTAGCCACAGACTGGTGGAACTGTGTGAGAAGACCATCGTATTCTATTCCAGCATGGGCATACAAGCCAACTACATGGGAAAGCCCGTAATCGGGCTGGACAACACTGAATGGGACAATCTTGATATAGCTTATAAACCCCGTGATCACGATCATTTCGTGGAATTGGTCGCTATGGAGAATCTGCCTCCAAAGCCAAAAACTGGTGCTATCAAGTATGGGTACTGGGCAGTCACTCATGGGCATAAATTCACGAATTGGTACTTTGACAAATTTGAGAGTGTGCCGAATTTCTTCGGGTCCACGGAAATCCATAAGCAGATTCATGAAGATGTTGTGAAGAATACGAGAACTGTCAATGAACTTTTTGAGGTGTGATTATGGATATGATTCAGGTACAGGAAGAAGCTGTAAATGGAAAGGCTATTGCGCAATTATTTTGGCTAGCTTATGACACAATTAAATTGGATGATCCAGAACGTGCTGATGCGTGGATGGAGTGTGTTCTGATAGATATAAGTATTTTGATAAATAAGAAAATTTTTATTGACAAGGGTGGGGAATAATGTAGGATGTTTGAAGTAAGGGACAAATACCCAAGCACGAAGGTATTCTACTGACATTCAAATTGCGGACACTTTATGTCGTAAGGCATAGAGCGGTAACCTACGCTTGGGGAACCGTCCCACGTCCGCTTTTTTATTTAGGAGGTTTATTTATGCTTAAATATTGCTACGAAATTCCAGATATTCAGTTAGCCTATAATGGATGGACATATGTTATGAAGGAATATAAATTCAGAGATAATGAAGAAGCATTGAATACCATGAGAAGTTTAGATCATATTCTACAAGAATTTGATACATCTTGGTATGGCTTTGGAGATTGGAACTATAGCGGAATACCACACATTAAAGATGACGGATCACAGGGTAAAAAAATATATTCCATAGATCAAACACAGAACAAAATGAATGGACTCACAATCACATTCGTATTGTCACCATATTTACTTCCTTGGCTGTCCGAATGGAGCAAAAATAAAAGGGTTAAAAATGGCAAGTCCACAAGTTGAAGATGGATTCGTTCGTACAGCACGAGAATTACAGTCTGCGCTGTGTAAAACTAGGGTCCCTGGAGAAGCCAGACAGATGTTCGATGTCATTCTCATGAAAACTTACGGGTATCATAAAAAACAAGATCGTATTAGCACTAGTCAATTTATGCAACTCACTGGTATGTCTAGAATTGCAGTTTATAGAGCAAGAAAGAAACTAGTTTCAATGAATATGATAACTGTCTACAATAAAGCAGACAGTTACATCCTATACTATTCCATACAAAAGAATTATGAAAAGTGGAAAGTGTCTACAAAAATGCAGATATCTACAAAAAAGTCACAAGGTGTCTACAAAAATGATACACAAGTGTCTACAAAAATGCAGACACCCTTAGTAGTTAAAGATAATACAAAAGAGAATATACAAAAGAAAGTTATTTCACGGGCAAGCCGTGAGACATGGCTCACCATCTTTGGTGACTACTGGGAAAAACAACTTGGTGGCAAAATGGCATACGGGATGGCTGCCAAGTTCCTGAAACCCCTGGTGGACGAGCATGGTTCTGAGCGTGTGATGCTGAAGTTCAAGGCGTATTTTAGCTATGTTCGTGTAACGGGATCCCAGCCATTCGCAAACATATCTATTTTCGCAAGTCGTTTTGAGTTCTGGCAGGCTGGCTGTCAGTACAATAAAACTAAAAAGGGCTGGGAAGCGGAGGATTACTGATGGTGAAAAAGAAACGCTTGATAAAGGGTAAAGATTTTGATGGATGGTCCATTAAGTCTAGTCGTGGATTTAGTAATCATTTTTGGGATACAAAATCAAAAGTTATAAAATATATTATATGGGTTTCGGGATGTAGATATCGGAATCATGAAATGGCCCTAAAGAAAATTCTATTTTGTGATGAGTCCAAGATAGTCCGTGTCAAATTTGTGGAGATCCTATGAAAATAACCCTATTCGGAAAAGAATACAACTTCAAGATAGATCCAGATCCACAGAAAACGTGTGGATTGTGTCAGGATGGGCTGATAACGTACATAATACGCAGGGATGGCTACCCGTATTCGTTCCTGGCACGTTGTACGTGCGTGAATGGGGATGGATACGGGACCTGGAAGTATGGAAAGGATGGGACCAGAACGTTCAGAAAGGTTAATTATCCACAGAAGAACCCACGCACGTTGGATTTACTGGATCACAGCAGATGGCCTGTGATGGAAGTAGAAGATAAAGTTATATTTTAAAGGAGCCAGTATGAGCAATCTATCAAGTATCTGCGGGTTGTGGAGTAAGGTATCCAAGAGTGGAAACAAGTTCTATTCTGGCAAAATAAAAGAAAGCATCACGCTGAATGCTGGGGACTGGATTAATATGTTCCCAGTTAGTGGAGATAAAAAGACTAAGGGGAGTCCAGAGTTCAATCTGATGGTGGCTGGGGGTACTGTACAGGATAATACTAAACAGGAGCCTGTGCAGCAGCAGGAACAAAGTGAAAACGTAGCGTTCTAAATAATCTGAGGGCAACGGGGAGCGAGTGGATTAACTGGATGAGGACTGGTTGGTATGTTGCAATCCTGGCGCCATGATCCGTTGTCTTCTTTGAAATTTGAGTGGGAGTGTTGCTATCGGAAGGTAGTGACGGATGCGAGCCTTTCTTCCTGTGCCGTTAGGCTTTCGACTGATCGACTCCCACTCTTTTTTGAAAGGTGGTGATGTGTAGTGGAAGAAGACCTTCGACAAAGAATGCTGTAGAGCGGTTCCAATCCGCCACTCAGCACCCCATGAGAGTCCTGACGTTGGCTCAGGACGAACGCAAACCAGATTTATGGGTTGTACTACAAGAAAGGATGAGAACGTGCGAGAGATTAGATTTAGAGCGTGGGATAATTCTTTAAACCCTCCCCGTATGATGGATTCGGATGAGTGTGGGGAGTGGACTCTTGAGTCTTTGTTTTCATGTTCACTGGAAGTAATGCAGTACACAGGACTTAAGGATAAGAACGGGGTGGAGATTTATGAGGGGGATGTTGTAGGTGCTAGTCAAAAAGACATGAGCAGGGTTATGAAGTATAAACCTGAGAAAATCTTGGGGTTGGTCAGGTGGAGCCGTGGTGCGTTAAGGATAAAATTTGATAATCTTCGTGGCGATTGTGGAAAAGAAATAATTGCCCACGACATTGACACTGGCACCAGAGGGTATGAATACTTTAATTGGGCGACCTTAACTTACAAAATTTGTAATATTAAAGTCATCGGGAATATTCATGAAAACCCAGAACTTATTAAAAAATCAGAATAATTATTTTTTACAGGGGTCCCCATGAAGAAAAAAGAAACCATACTGTAAACCCTCAGAAGAGAATACCACGGGTGGCTCAAGGAGTTCTGGTTCCCACCCAGGGTGTTCGAGCTGACCAAGGATGATCTGAAGTGGATGCTACCTGAGATATCCCAAGAGTGACTAAGTGGGTATAGGACTATTTGAAAATTTATTTTTTCATGGAATGCAATCAGGTACCCTTAATCATGGGGGGGGGTACCCATGTCGGGTTCGATCTGATAGGCTCTCACAATGCTGAGGATGCTCCAGGACGAACGCAAGTGATCAGAGCCATACTGTGAACCGTAGAAATGATCCAGTGAGCGTACAGGGGAATAATGGTATTGAGTCAACTGCGTGGTTATCATAGTCCAGCTGGCTACGTTGTTAAACCAAGTCCCTTCCCGCCCAGCCTACCACGTTTATCAGTGAAAAGCAATAGGGATAAATCATATTGATACGGTTCTTATTGATATACCATAAGAATGCCATCGTAAACTATTTAATTATTATGCAAATAAACTAAAGATTTATCAGCATCACGTCGAAGAACATGGTAGAATGATAGTGCATACAAACAAACAAACAAACTATGGAAGGGGGTGAGAATACAATGT